CCTTCAATGTGTCCATTTCGGCTTTCACATCGTTGTCTTTTGCAGCCTTTTCGATAAGGGCTTCAACTTCTGCTTTCAGTGCCTTTACTTTGGCTTCCGCAGCAGTGGCGGCTTTGGCTTCGATTTGATCCACGATAGCGGATTTCAGGCTGTCCAATTCAGCCATTAATTCTTTCTTTTCCATTATAATTTGAATGATTTTGTGAATGATTGTATTACCTCCGCTAAATCTTCCTCCGGCTCAAGTGTTTCACGGCTTGAGTGTTTTATATCAAGTATTAGCTGACTTAATTGCTTGCTGTGCAGAATGAGCATCTGTATTGTTTCATCCGTTGCCGTTGTTTTACGGCAGAAGTCCTCAATAGCTTTTTGCTGCTCAATGATTTTGTCTAAGTCTGTGATAGACTTTAATCCCGTAATGGGAGTAAGTGGATTTGCGCCCCATGCTGTCAGGCTTGAACCTTCAAACAACTTGACTTCTTTAATCTCGTACACATCCTGACCGTCCTGCTTTAACTGGCTTTTCTTGATAGTCCTGAATCCGATACTATGCTCAGTAATCAGATTACTTTCAACCATCTTAATAAAGTCCTGCCCTAAGTTGTGGCTACCTACCTGTGATTCATAATACAATCCGGTGGCATCTTCTTTCAGGGTAATAAGCGAACCCAAAGGCTGTGATGGGTTGTGGTTCATCAAGTGCTTAACCCTCGGATTCGGGCTGTCCGGGCCATTCTCATTAATTGTTTTCGTAAACGCACCACGGCGGATTATATCGCCATCGCTATCCACATTATCGAACCGGGAGAAATATCCTGATACTATTCCTTTCTTAGAATCAGCATCTTTAAATGTAGCCCCTGAAGTAAAGCCTTTGTATGTGTACAATTTTTCCACTCCTTACAAAAGTAATTGTATCTATTACCTTTGGTATATTCTTTATACTTTGTATATTTACACTATACAATTCTATGGAAGCAAACGACAAACCATTCCCTATTCGTTTGGGAGAATTAAAGCCAATACTTCAAATGGAAGCAACGCAAATGGATAGGTCGCTACATTGGCTTATAAAAAGAATCCTGAAAGATTATACTGAAAGTAGAAAAGAGAAAGTAAGTAAATCAGGCTTTACGGATTATTCTGCCGTTCCTGTCACGCTTGGCACGAAACCCTAAAACACATCGGCAGTTAACAACCTCTGAAGCCGGAACAGGCAAACCATTGGGCTGATTACGATCGCCCGGCTTTTGCATCTGCACACCACCAACAGTAAACGGCGCTTCAATATCTATCACCGTATTATCGACATTCCTGTGATCATGGCGTGTCCTCGCATCATTTACCGCTATCCATTCCTTCACCATCACATTACCGGAAGTATTTGCGTATTGTATCGCTGCGCCATTGGCGGCTGATGTAGTTTCTGTACGGGCAATCCGCCTGGCTCTCATTTCGCCAAACTCATTAGACTGTAACAACATTGTAACTGTTTCATTTAAACTCAACCCTTCAGCAGCAGCCCTTGACAGGATCATTCCAATATACTCACGGCTAACATCGGTCAACTGTTCTGCATAGTTCAATAAATCAACTCCGTAATACTGCCTTATTAATTCAACTATCTGTGCTTTAAATCCCATTGGCATACGGGCTTTATCCTGCCTTAAAATAAGTCTTACCCGGTTTGCCCATGCAACGCCGACCGTTTCGTATAAGTCTTTCAAAACGGCGTACATTGGATATGACGGTACTTTCATTAAATCGTTGGACTTAACGTAAGCCTTAACTTGTTCCTGTAATGCTTTTTTGAATTTAGCCGTGTAGGTAGCCTCGTAACGCCTCTGTAACCTATCCCACTGCCGTATGTATTCAGACTTCAACATGAATAGTTATTCCAAAGTTTCCCAATCTTTCCGCTATCTGTTGCTTGATTTGCTTAACCTTCCAATCATGTTGCTCACGCTTTACCGGGCATGTGGGGCGGGGCAAACGCTCGTTGATCTCACGGTCAATACGCTTTACCACCGCATCCACTATTGATTGTATTGAATCACTCATAGGTTGCCCGTATCGTTAACCGGGGGAAGGCCAGTCAGTTCATCTAATAGCATCATTCCCGACGGTACAACAAATTTATCCATTATTTCCATATCAGAAACGCCAAAATTCTGTATTTCCCGCTTTTCATTAGGCGTTATCCACCACATTGTATTCAGTGCCGTTGCCTGTTGCTGCATATCATCCTGTAAAGCAGATACTTCTGAAATATCGCAATCAACGTACTTCTTTTCACTCCCCGGAATATACGGTAAGACTTGGTAGTTAATCGCATCCCGGAAACGGTAGATATTAGGCAAAATTGACGTTGTGTACAGCCTTTTTTCTGCCCACTTCATATTATTATCCGTTGCACCTGAAAGGCTTATTAAGTGTTCCGGGAAATGGTAAGCCATGCAAGTCTTACTGAAATCCTCTTTTGTAAGTTCCAGTAAATCCATGTCGGCAAGTGTTGAACCGATAGGCAGGTAGCCCATTTCACCTGAAGCAAAGTAAGGCGCACCCTTGTTTTCTGAATTGCGCAAATAACGTCCGAATGAATCTTTACGCAAACCGTTCTTTTCTACCGCTTCAAAGTCTGCACCCTTTTCAAACACAATCCCAGGTACCCCGCCGTTCTGCACTTGTGCTACTGAAGCATCCATAGCAGAATTAACCCGTGTCAACCTTCGCCTTAATACAGCCAATGGTGACAAACCACGCCACCCCATGTTATAACGTGGGTCAAAGTATTTGACATGTACAATCTCTTCCGGCATGAAGCTGAAAGAATTAGTGCCATCAATATAATCGTACCTTGTAATTTTTTTGGGAAGAGTATCAGAAACCACAACAGTAACACGGGATGAATCAAGCATGTGGAAAGTGCATAATCCCTTATCTGGGCCAAACTCTATAACTTCCTTCCAAAATATAACTTCACCAACAGCCAGTAAGACAGTGTACATCTGTACTTTCTTTTCATAGCTGAACTGTGCCAATATTCTGCTAACAATGTCAGTTTCTGGTAAATCCTCCAATGACTTCAACCGGAAATACTTTGCCTGTATTGTTTTGGGGTCTTTGCGCTTGTAGTTCTTAAAGTTCTCATCATCTACAACATCATATCCGTACATCGGGATAGTCGCTGCCGTTTCAGCCATGTAAGTGATGATGCTGTAAACCTCGTCAATCGTAGCGTAACGCTCAGTATCTGACTGGGTAAGCCACGTAGGGTAAATGAACTGGGCTGATGTTATGGGGATGTTATTGCGCTGTAATGCCTTTACTTGATTCTGTAGGGCAGCTATCTTATCCTTACCAAGGATACGGTCAATAATTTGCATCTGCAAAGACGTATTTAGGTTTAAGTTCAAACATTTCACGCATCATGAACATGTCCAACAAATCGGGAGATTCACCGGATAACCTTATCTTCTGATCCTCCTTAGAATTAATCTGTAATTTGTCCATGTCTATTTTATCCCGCTTTATCGCCTTGCGCTCATATAAGAACCTTTGCCTAATGGTTGTACGCTCATCATACATCCTTGCGGCTACTAAATCGCTAATCTTTATTTCACCTCTGTTAACCCTTTCTGCTATCCTGTAATAGCATTGGGTTTTAAGGTTTTTATAGTTCTCTTTGATTACTCTTCCTGATGCTGTATCCCTTACCTCAATAGGGGAAGTGCCACCGTTAAATGGCACTGCTCCCCTGATAAATCCATCAATGTAACTGCCCACACCATCCGAATCATAGCAAATATACGAATTTTGTACACCATAGTGTTTAGCAACAGAACTAATCAATTCTATCACTTGTTTCCCATCCGATTTATCCATCACTTCGATGTTGACAAGTTCCCACCCTTCCCAATATCCGACCACTAACTTATTACTTCCCTTCATGGCAATATCAGCCGTTATGTATTTACCTTTTTTGTCAACTTCACGCACATTATCAAACATCCCATTGAACCCTGAGATACTGAACAAATCCACATCGGATTCTGAAGGCTTCCAACACCCTTCCAATAGCTGCCGCCTTGTGTCCTCATCCTGACTGAGAAGATTACCTGGGTAAGACGGGTCAGCCTTTAATCCCTCTTTATTGTCATAAATAGAACCGGAAACAAATGTTAGCGACTTGATAAAGTCCTCTGCCTTCAGCCCTGATTCTTCAATCATCGGTCTAATAATGTGCCATGCAGCATCTTTGACCTCATCGTATGAATCTCCCCAAATGTACTCCCCACCGTACTTTATGAAGTATCTAATCTTTCCCCGCCTTTCTAATATCGGGAATCCAGTGTCAGGATCAATCCACCACTTAATAAGATTGTAAACCCACGAATCCGGGTCAGGGTTGCACGTTGCCCGTACATAAGGCCTAACCCCACACATGGAACGGTTACGGCTTAACAGATAGAAAAACATGCTTTCCGTAAAGTGGGTAAGCTCATCAAACCCAATGAAGGGAATTTGCGCACCCTGCCAATCAAACTTGTTCTTTTCATGTTCTAAGTGCCTGAAACTAAGTTTGCACCCTGATGG